CATCTTGTTGGGCGTGCGTTCTATGAGCACTGTGCGGCGGAGGCGGACAAGATTTTGAACCCGCAAGTGCGGCGGCCTAGCAAGGTGGAGGGCGATGCGGGTGGACGGGGAGGGGCCGCCCCGAGCGGCGAGCCTACCTATGACAGCCTGCCTCCGGAGGCCAAGCAGGCTTGCAAGGAGCGTGTTGGAAAGATGGTGGGGGATGGCAAGCCCTTCAAAACAGAGCGCGAGTGGCAGAGCTACTTTGCAAAACATTACCAAGGTTAATGGAGAGTGAGATGAGTAAATCAGTGCAAAACAGGTTGGATAAGATACCGACATTGGCGGGTGAGGGGCAGTCGGATACGGCGAATCCCTCGAATGTTCGCAGTACTCGGGTGACCGACGCGACGCGCGTTCCGATGTCTGTGCCGCAGCAACGCTTGGCGGCTCCGGAGATTCCCGGGTATCACTGCCACTGGTTTCTCACGCAGAATGTGCAGCGGGCACTGAGGGCGGGGTATGAGTTTGTTAATCCGGAGGAGGCCGAAGTGAACAACTTCAACCTTGCGGACGACCCTTCTCTGAGTGGAAGCGCGGACATGGGTACACGGGTTAGCGTGGTGGCTGGCCGGGGTTCGGTCGAGAATGGTCAGCCGGAACTTTTGTACCTGATGAAGATAAGACAGGAATGGTGGGAAAAAGACCAGCAGGCAATGGAAGATAGGAATAACCAAGTCGCCGCGGCACTGCGGGGTGATGCAACTTTACCGACTGAGCAACTCGGTGCGGGTGAGCGCTATATCCCGAATTGGGCGCCGCAGCGGAAGCGCAATTCTAACAACCTTTTTACGCCTAAACGGAGGTAATTTATGGCAAACGTAAACGCGCCTTCAGGTCTTTCTCCAGTACAGTACCTGAATGGTTCCCCTTATAACGGCAAGGCTCGGATGTATTACATCCCGGCGACCGACACAAACGCTTACGCAATTGGCGATCCAGTGGCTACACACTCTGGCGCTGCCGATGCGAATGGCGTGAGTGCTGTGACGCTGGCGACTGCCGGAACTGGAAATGCAATACGCGGTGTGATTGTAAGCTGTGGCGGATCGTCCATCTATGGTGGCCCTGGTGTTGATACCGCGGCACCTCAGACCAAGGTAATTCCTGCGACCAAACTTCACCCGTATTATGTGCTCGTGGCTGACGACCCTGGTATCATCTTTGAGGTGCAGGAGTACGGAAGTGCTTACGGTGCTGCGGATGTGGGCAAGAATGCTAACCTGAAAGCTGGTACTAACAACGGTACAGTATCGGGCTGGACACTTGACGATACGGCGTCCTCGAGTACAGGTTCATCGGTTCAGGTCAGACTTCTCGGTCTGGTTCAGCGGTCAAACAATGCCTTCGGCGCCTATGCGAAGTGGCTCGTGAAAATCAACAATCACGAGTTCTCGGCTGGCGTTGCTGGTGTTTAATGGGAGGCTATTATGGCAGGCGGAGTAATTAATACAAGTACCCACCCACAGCTACTGTGGCCTGGGATTCATGCAACCTGGGGCCAGGTTTATGCCGAGCACGCAACCGAGTACACGGATTTGTACGAGGTTATGGATTCGGACAAGGCCTATGAGAAGGATGTTGAGATTACGGGATTCGGTCTGGCTCCGGTCAAGTCCGAGGGTAGTGATCTGACATACGACTCTGAGCTTGAGGGTATGACCACAGTGTATCAGCACATTGCTTATGCACTCGGTTATATCGTGACGTATGAGGAACTGCGCGATAACCTTTATGAGGAAGTTTCGCAGCGTCGTGCAAAGGCCAATGCCTTTTCCATTAACCAGACGGTTGAAACAGTTGGGGCGTTTTTGTACAACAATGCGTTCACTTCGACTTATTTCACGACTGGTGATGGGCAGTCATTGATTAGCACGGCCCATACGTCTCCGGCGGGCGGCACGTTCAGCAATGCGCTGAGCCCTGCTGCTGATCTGTCGGAGGCTTCGATCGAGGACTTGACCATACAGATCATGGGGACGCAAAACTCTCGTGGCCTGTACATCAGCATTCAGCCTCTTAGTTTGCATGTACCGCGGCAGGAGTTCTACAATGCAACTCGTATCATGAAGTCGGTTCTGCAGTCAGGCACGGCCAATAATGACATTAATGCGCTGATGGCTACCAATGCGTTCCCGAAAGGGGTGAAGATGAATCACTACTTCACGGCACCGCATGCGTGGTTCATTCGCACGAACTGTCCGAATGGCATGAGCTTCTACTGGAGGGATCGTCCGGAGTTCGCTCAGGACAATGACTTCTCTACGAAGAACGCATTGGCTGCGACGTACATGCGGTTTAGTGTGGGCTGTACTGATCCGCGTGGTATCTTCGGTTCGAATGGGCCGTAACAAGCAGTTGTAGTTAACCCAGGTGCAGATGCCCGAGGGGGTGCAAGGCCCCCAACTATCCACGCCAGCAATGGCGTTTGAAAATATCAAACGTGGAGGTTCAAAATGACTAGTCCCACCCGCTTCACCAGTGGTGTCACCACTGTGGCTAAAACCGAATTTTTTGGCAATTATCCTTTTCCGGCCCCGTTCGATACAGGAAGCAAGCCTAGCCTTGGCATGGTCAGGTATGAGAATGACTTTGACACTCTGATCGGAACGGATTATACAGTTACGGGGACATCAAGCACATTCGCCTTGACTTCAGGTGTAGGTGGTTTCGCGGTGCTTACTCCGGGGGGCGCCACTACGGCGTCGAGTGCGTACAAGAATGGCACGTTCCTGCAATTCCAGTCCGGTAATCAATTGTGGTTTGCCTGTAACTTCATGCTATCTGCCCTTGGTGGCACGGCCTATGTAGGCTTACAGGCTGGCGCCTCCGTCAATGATGGCCTGTGGTTTGCGGTCAATGCGACTGGTGTGGTCAGCCTGGTATCGACTGTTGCGGGGGTTTCGACTGTCTTGCTGAATAACCTCACAACACTTGTTGCAGCGACCCTGACAGAAGTGGGTGTTTACTACACTGGAACAGACATTGAGGTCTTTATCAACAATGTCTTTACGGCAAGAGTCGCGGCCCCCACCATCGGGGCGAGTGGAACCACCCTAACTAATGCCGTCCTCGGGCCGGTGTTCCAGGAAACTCCGACTGCAACACAATTGCTGACTGTCGATTACGTGGCGGCTTCGCAGGAACTCGTCCGCAACTAATAGGAGGCCGCTATGGCTAACAGTGTAATAGCAACAGTCGCGCATGACGGGGCGCGCAACGTGCTGGTTGAGGTGACCGGAATCCTTGACACTAGTGACGTTGCGCCGATGGACATTACGAACCTTTCGGCCCTGAACCCTGCACCTGGAATGCTTCGCCTTGATACCGTACAGTTCGCTATCGAAGATGGACTGGCCTGCATGTTGTGGTGGCATGACACGGCGCAGACCTTGATTACTCCGCTAGCTGGTAGGGGGAAGCATGATTATGCCTGGTTCGGCGGCCGCAACAATCCACAGAATGCGGGGTGGACGGGCAATATCATGCTTTCGACGGCGGGATGGACGGGAATCAAGCATTTCTCCCTGCTCCTCGATCTGATTAAGCAGCAGGTATAACATGACCACATCCGCTTCATTCAACACGGTGGAGCGTATCATCCGCTTTGCCATGACCGATGCAGGGAAGTTGCAGGAAGGTTCGCAGCCTTCGAGTCAACAATATGCTGTGAACCTTCAGCGCCTCCAAGATCTCGTCAATATGCAGCAGACCCAAGGGGTGAAGTTGTGGCTGCTCGAAGATGTAGCCGTGCCGCTAGTGGCTGGGACGAGTGTATATAACCTGTCGCCGACTGGCAATGTGGTTATGACTAAGCCTTTGCGGGTGGAGGAGGCTTACTACTATTATGCAAATGGGCAGCGCAGGCCCATTCAGGTGCTCGCAGTTAAGGATTGGGTAAGGCTGGGGATAGTTACCGATCAGGGCCAGATCAATGCCATATATGTGGATCATCAGCCACAAGCCCTGATTCTCACAACGTGGTTGATACCAGATGTGACAGCGGCGACGGGGACTTTGCACGTAATCTTGCGCACCCAAATAACGCAGTATGTATCTCTGACTGACCAGACATTGTTTCCGATTGAATGGTTCATGGCGCTGCGGTGGATGCTGGCGGAGGAACTGGCCACGGGCCAGCCCGATTCCATTGTGCAACGCTGCACGCAGAAGGCGGCTGTTTATCGGGAGATGCTCGAATCCTGGGATGTTGACGAGGCGGATGTGCGGTTTACACCTAATCCGGTTGGTATGATAGGGATAGTGTAATGGCTACAAGTCCCTTCAAAACACTTGCCCTTCCCCTTACGGTCAGTGCGGCTAACCG